TTCCGGCGCGCGTACGGGAATCAGTGGTCGGACCAGTACGACGACGCCGCGTGGATCCTCCCGAAGGACGAGTGGTTGTGGTGCACGGATGTCGAGTCGGTGCGCACCGGGCCGCCGGCGCTCGCGGTCGATATCGCCCCGGACCGGTCGTGGTCGTCCCTGACGTATGCGGCGGTCCGCGGTGACGGGTTGCCGATGGTCGAGGTCACGAAGCATGGGGCCGGTTCGGAGTGGTTGATCGATGAGGCGGTGACCGCGGCCCTGGAGAAGAAAGCGACGTGCGTAGTCCTCGACCAGCAGGGCCCGGCGCATAACAAGGTCGACGAGTTGAAGCGGCGGCTGCAGGGCCGGTGCCCGGTGGTCGAGCTCGATGCGCCGAAGATGGCGGATGCGTGGTCGGACATGTACGACGCGACGATCACGAAGCAGATCCGGCACAAGGGCCAGGTCGCGGTCGCTGCGGCTCTGAAATCAGCGGTGAAGATCAACGTCGGTGACCGCTGGAAAGCCGGCCGGCGGAAGTCGGACGCGGACATTACGTGTGCGGTCGGTCCGACGATGGCGTTGACGGGCCTGAAAATGTATCCGGGAACGGGAGGCATTCTGTGGTGATCGACAGTGTGGGTGGTGTACTTGAGCGCATGAGTGCACCCACGGAGCGTGAGACGTCGCAGGTCGAGGTGGCTATGCCCATCCAGATCTTGGGTCTGGGGTTGCTGGTTCTGTTCGCGGGTACGTTCGGCGGCCGGTGGGCGATCGGTACGGCCGGCGTCGTTCTTCTCTTCCTCGGGTTCGTTCTGTCCGGGGCCACGATCAGTGTGCGGATGCCGGCCGGCCCGGACCGGGCGCCCGCCGACGGGCGTAGCTGATGGCGGATCTCTTCCGCCGCGCGGTACAGGTCGCCCGGCAGCCGCGGGCAGCGACCGTCGAGTCGCCGCTGACCCCGTTGACGTCGGAATCGTTGGTGTCCCTGGTCGGAGGTGCTGGCGCGGCGACGGCCGGGAAACTGGTCACCCCGCAGACCGCGATGGCTATCAGCGCAGTGTGGCGGTCTGTGAATCTGATCTCGTCGACGTGCGCTGGTCTGCCGATGGGCGCGTACCGGGACGGCCCGGACGACATCCGGGAACGGGTCACGACCGGGTCGGCCGCTGATTTGCTGCGCAACCCCCACCCGGATATGACCCCGCTCGAGCTGTGGGAACTGGTCTACGGGTCGCTGTGCCTGTGGGGCAACGCGTACTTGCTGAAGCTGCGCAACCAGCTCGGTCAGCTGGTCGAGCTGTGGTGGATCAACCCGTCCCGGGTGCGGGTGACTCGCACCGATTTCGGGGAGAAGCGGTACATCCTCGATGGGAACACCGACCAGCCGTACTCGGATGCGAAGATCCTCCACATTCCCGGGTTCGGGTATGACGGGACGTGTGGGGTGTCACCGATCCGGGCCGCCCGGGAAGGCCTGGGCCTGGCCCTGGCGGCGGAAGAGTTCGGGGCCCGGTTCTTCGGGAACGGTGCGCTCGCAACGGGCATCCTGCAGACCGACCAGTTCCTCGACCAGGACACCGCGGCCCGGCTGAAAGAACTGTGGCGGCAGGGTGGGTCCGGTCTGGACACCGCACACGACATCCGGGTCATGGGGTCGGGTGCGAAGTTCAACCAGTTGTCGATCCCGAACGACGACGCACAGTTCCTCGAGACGCGCGAGTTTCAGGTGACGGAGATCGCCCGCTGGTTCGGGATCCCCCCGCACCTGCTGATGCAGACGGAGAAGTCCACCAGCTGGGGCACGGGGATCGAGTCGCAGAACATCGGGCTGATCACGTTCACCCTGGCGCCCGGGTACATCTACCGGGTCGAGCAGCGGATGACCAAGACCGTGTCGCCCGGCCCGATCTACGTCAAGGTCAATTTGAACGGCCTGCTGCGGGGTGACAGTGCGGCCCGCGCTGATTTCTACGTGAAGATGTTCGGGGTCGGTGGCCTGTCGTCGAACGACATCCGCCGGTACGAGGAACAGCCCCCGGTCCCAGGCGGCGACACCTACTACGTTCCCCTCAATTACGGGAAGCTCGGCGCCGACCCCGCCCCGGCCACCCCGGTCGAACCAGCCCCGGCGCCGGCCGATCCGGTACCAGCCCCGGCAGCCCTGTTGCCGTCCCAACTCACCGAACAGGACACCGCCCATGCGTGACACCCGCTACCGGTTCAACGGCCGGATGAACCCCACGGACCGAACGAAGGTCGGCGTCCGTGCTGAACTGATGACCGGTGAGGGCGACACCGCCGGCTCGACGAAGCTGTACCTGTACGACCCGATCGATTCGTACGGCGGTTACTGGGGTGTGTCCGCGCGCGAGTTCGTCGAGGCGCTCGCCGCGTTGCCGGCGAACACGAACGAGATCCGGTTGCACATCAACTCGCCCGGCGGGGAGGTGTTCGAGGGCATCGCGATCGCGAACGCCCTGCGGAATCACCCGGCCCGGGTTGTTGCCGTCGTCGATGGCCTCGCCGCGAGCGCGGCATCGTTCGTCGCTACTGCGGCCGATGAGGTGATCATGGGTCAGAACACGGAGATGATGATCCACGACGCGTGGGGCATCTGCATTGGCCCGGCGGAGGACATGGACAAGATGTCCGAGCGGCTGAAGGCCCTGTCGGACAACATCGCGTCGATTTACCAGGCGAAGGCGGGTGGGGACGTCGCGGACTGGCGGGCGCTCATGCTGGCCGAGACCTGGTACTCGGCCGATGAGGCTGTGGCCGCCGGTCTGGCTGATTCGGTCGCGTCGGCCCCGGCCCCGGCGGAACCGGCGGCCGCCGCCGCGGCGTTCGACCTCGAGGGCATGTTCACGTACCCGGGCCGGGCGGCTGCCCCGCCGCCGGCCGCCGCCGTCCGGCCGGCCACCCCGGCCGCGGCCGCCACCGATCCCGAAGCGGCGCCGCTGCCGGGCCCCGACTACGCGGCCCGGTTCCGGGCCCGCCGGCACGAGCAGCGTGCCCGCACGATGGCAGGCTGACCACCCACAAGCCCCCGGCCGTCCACCCTGTTGGGCGATAGCCGGTGCACGACCAGCCCAACGGAAAGGGAAGACCAGGTTATGACGACCCAGCTGCAGGACCGGATCGACAAGCGTGCGCAGGCGTGGCACGCCATGGTGGAGATCATGGAGCGGACCGGGCAGAACCCGTCCGGGGAGGACCAGCAGGCCTACGCCCGCGCCGAAGCTCAGTACGACTCTGAGGACGCGGTGATCGCTCAGGCGGAGAAGTTCCTGAAGCTCGCGGCCGCGAACTCGGCCGTCGACCGGAAGGGTGTCGTCGCTGCCGCCGAGGACATCACCGACGAGGAAGACGCCCGCTACGAGCGGGTGTTCAACAGCTTCATCCGCAACGGGCAGTCGAACCTCGAGCGTGAGGACCGGCAGCTGCTCGCGTCGAAGTTCACCAGCCCGCAGAACGCGGCCGGCACCACGACCACGGCGGGTGGGTACACGATCCCACCGGCGTTCCGTGACGCGATCATTCAGCAGTTGAAGTACTTCGGGCCGATGGTCCAGGAAGCCGAACTGCTGGAGACCAGCGGGGGCCAGAACATTCCGTGGCCGACGAACGACGACACCGGGAACGTGGGTGCGATCCTCGCGGAGAACACCGCGGTGACCGAGCAGGATGTGACCCTCGGCACCAACTCGCTCGACAGCTACATGTACACGAGCAAGCTGGTCCGGGTGTCGTACCAGCTCATGCAGGACAACCCGAAGTTCGACGCCTGGCTCGCCAAGCGCCTCGGCGAGCGCATCGGCCGGATCCTCAACCAGCACTTCACCACCGGAACCGGCACCGCTCAGCCGGACGGGATCGTCACCAACGCGACCGTCGGCGCGACCACGTCCAGCACGTTCGCGCTGACCGGTGGGGTGAACTTCGCGGCCCTGGTCGACCTGATCGAGTCGCTCGACCCCGCCTACGGTGGCCTGTCCGACCTCAAGTTCATGGGTCACCAGACCGCGCGGAAGGCGGTCCGGAAGATCCTGGACAGCCAGAACCGGCCGCTGTGGGAGCCGTCCCTGCAGGCCGGCGTCCCCAGCAACCTGATGGGCTACGAATTCGTCCTGAACAACGACATGGCGACCGAGGCCATCGGCTCCAAGTCGCTCGGGTTCGGCAGCATCCGGGAGGCCTACGTCGTCCGGATCGTGCAGGACATGAAGATGATGCGTCTCGACGAGCGGTACGCCGATTTCCTGCAGGTCGGCTTCCTGGCGTTCGAGCGCGCGGACGGCACCCTGCAGAACGCTTCCGCGTGGAAGGTCCTGCAGGGCCCGGCTTCCTGATCGGCTCGCTGGTACCACTTTTCAGAGCAAGGGAGAGGACAACCATGGCTGAGGCCAAGGGCACGAACACCGCGGTACCGACGCACGGGGACGTCGACCGGGTGCAGATGATGAGCCTGCGTGCGGACGGCAGCCCCGACCAGACCCCCGGGTTCGAGATGGTCGGCGACCGCGACGTGGCGCTCGAGCAGACCCGGGAGCAGTTCCGTCAGCAGGCCGTCTCGGCGGTCGACCAGGTCGCCCGCGGCGTGTCGGGTACCGGGGGCACGTCGGTCGAGGACGCCCCCCAGGATCCGACGATTGCCGCTCTGCAGTCCGAGCACGAGCGGGCTTCCGACAACGCGGTGAAGGCGGCCGACGCGGCGGTCGAGGCCCTGTTCACCGACGACCCCGATCGGGACAAGACGAAGAGCTCGACCAGCGCCAAGTCGGAGCCGGCCGCGAAGCCGGGCCCGACCAGCAAGTAAGTCCGAGCACGAAAAATCGCGGGCCCGGCGGACATCGTGTCTGCCGGGCCCGTTCCCACTTTCGCACCGGGTCCAAGGGAGATAGGGCATATGCCGTTCAACGACACCGCGAAGAACCTCGCGCTCTCGGCAGGCATCGCAAACACGACGTCGGGTATCAAGTTCATCGGGGTTGGCGTGGCCGGCGATCCGGGTACCGCGACCACGCTCACGGGTACAGAGGCGACCGGCGGTAGTCCGGCATACGCGCGGGTCGCGGTGGCGTGGTCGGCGCCGGCGACCGGGGCGGGGGCGAACTCGGGTGCGCTCACGATCGACGTGCCCGCCGGTACCTACTCCGATCTGCTGTTCTTCAACGCCGGCACCGGTAACGCGGTCGGCAACTACCTGGGGTACGCGCCGATCAACGGGGCGACGAAGGGGTTCGGGACGGTCGACGCGGCTGGCGTCACCTCGGACACGATCACGTCGGCCGCTCACGGTCTGGCGAACACGAACCAGGTCCGCGTGTACAACGTGTTCGCGGAATCGCTGCCGACCGGTTTCACGGAGGGGACCACGTACTTCGTGGTCGGCTCGACGACGGACACGTTCCAGCTGTCGACGACGTCCGGTGGGTCGGCGGTCAACATCACCGCGATCGGTGAGCTGTACTTTCAGCGGGTCATCCCCGAGGTGTTCGCGTCCCAGGGTCAGGTCACGGTCGCGATCGGCGCCCTGGTCCTCGACATGACGGCGATCTGATCTGCTGGCTTTACCGGTTGGTCCGGGCCCTGGTTGGTCCGGGCCGACCGTGCATGTTTCCCGTGAAACACCGACCCGAAACTGAGGAACCAATCATGGCTGCACCCGTCATCACCAGTCAGACCTACGGCAAGGCGAACTACCAGCCGGGCGAGCTCATGACCCTGACGGTC